TACCGGAATTTATGCCAGTAAAGAATCCTGCCATCAGGCAAGAGACGAGCAAAAAATTTCCGGTGAATGTCTCCCGTTAAACAAAGTATCGCTGTACCTGAATAACGAAATACCGGCTGGATAACCCGCCAGCCGTATTAACGCCATACCCGTTGATTAAGCATGCCAGCAATAGCAGGGATTCGTACAACCTTAAAATAGTTATGAGGTTTATCAATGAGCACTGATAAAGAAGAAATTGCACTGTATTACGAAGCCAAAAATGACAAAGTCAGAAAACGCCTTGGGATTAAAGGCGGTTTTTACTGGCGCACAGCAAAAAAATTATCGGTTGCAATATCACGGGGTGTTGTCGCAATGGACGATGCTGGATTTGACGAAGAGGATTTCAAAAAACCTGTTCGCGTGAATTTGCCCATTGTTAATGACCTGCCGCCTGAAGGTGTGTTCGATACTGAATTCTGCAACCGCTATGAAAAAGGCGGAGAAGATGGCATCACAATGATATTTATAGCGCCTTCCCCCTCAGTTCAGGACAAACCAGCCAGCACTGACAATACCAACGTCAATGGCGAAGACATGGCTGAGATTGAGGATAATATGCTCCTGCCGATTTCCGGTCAGGAACTGCCCATTCGCTGGCTTGCGCAACATGGCAGCGAAAAACCGGTAACGCACGTTTCACGGGAAGAACTTCAGGCATTACATATCGCACGAGCTGAAGAACTGCCTGCTGTTACTGCCCTGGCTATTTCCCACAACACAAAGCTGCTCGACCCGCTGGAGATTCGCGACCTTCACAAACTGGTACGCGACACAGACAAAGTTTTCCCTAATCCCGTTAATTCCAGTCTGGGGTTAATGACTGCTTTTTTCGAAGCATACCTGGACGCTGACTATACCGATCGAGGTCTGCTGACAAAAGAGTGGATGAAAGGAAATCGTGTTTTACGCATCAGCCGCACGCCATCCGGCGCTAATGCTGGCGGAGGAATTCTTACCGATCGCGGTGAAGGTTTTGTCCACGATGATGCGTCAGTGGAACGTGACGTTGCCGCTGGCGTTCTGGCCCGTTCAATGGACATCGATATTTACAATCCACATCCGGCACACGCCAAACGCATTGAAGAAATCGTTTCAGATAATAAGCCGCCCTTTTCTGTTTTTCGTGACAAATTCATCGCCATGCCTGGTCACCTGGATTATTCCCGCGCGATAGTGGTTGCGTCCGTGAAAGAAGCACCAATTGGTATCGAGGCTACTCCCCACCGTGTTACCGAATATCTGAACAAAGTACTGACCGAAACCGACCATGCCAACCCTGATCCAGAAATCGTGGATATTGCCTGCGGTCGCTCCTCTGCTCCAATGCCGCAGCGTGTAACAAAAGAAGGAAAACAGGATGATGAAGAAAAACCGCAGCCATCTGGCGCAATGGCAGATGAACAGGCAACGACTGAAGCAGTGGAACCGGATACAACTGAACATAATCAGGACACGCAGTCGATGGATGCTCAGCCACAGATAAATTCTGTTGATGCGAAATATCAGAAACTGCGGGCAGAACTCCATGAAGCCCGGAAAAACATTCCGCCCCAAAATCCTGTCGATGCAGACAAATTACTGGCTGCCTCTCGCGGAGAATTTGTTGAAGGGATTAGCGACCCGAATGATCCGAAATGGATTAAGGGGATCCAGACCCGCGATTCTGTGTACCAGAATCAGCCAGAAACGGAACAGAACGACCAGAAAGCGGAACAGAACAGCCCAAATACGCAACAAAACGAGCCAGAAACGAAACAACCTGAACCAGTAGTGCAACAGGAACCGGAAAAGATCTGCACCGCCTGCGGTCAGAGGAGTGGCGGCAACTGCCCTGATTGTGGCGCGGTGATGGGCGACGCAACATACCAGGAAACATTCGATGACAAGAACCTGGTTGAAGTTCAGGAAGACGATTCGGAGAAAATGGAAGGCGCTGAACATCCACACAAGGAGAATGCTGGCAGCGCTCAGGACCACGCCAGCGATAGTGAAACTGGCGAGACGGCAGATCCCTTAATTACGGTGAACGGTCATCGCATTATCACATCCACCAGCAGGACGTGTGACCATCTAATGATCGACCTTGAAACCATGGGAAAAAATCCTGATGCCCCGATTATCTCAATAGGTGCAATATTTTTCGATCCGCAAACCGGAGATATGGGACCGGAATTTAGTAAGACTATCGATCTGGAAACTGCTGGCGGAGTCATTGATCGGGACACCATTAAATGGTGGCTTAAGCAATCACGCGAAGCGCAATCTGCCATTATGACCGATGAAATCCCGTTAGATGATGCACTGTTACAATTGCGGGAATTTATCGACGAAAACTCCGGTGAATTTTTTGTTCAGGTCTGGGGAAATGGAGCCAACTTCGACAACACGATTTTGCGCCGTTCATACGAACGGCAGGGGATCCCCTGCCCGTGGCGTTACTACAACGATCGCGATGTACGCACAATCGTTGAGCTGGGGAAAGCCATAGACTTCGATGCCAGAACTGCTATCCCATTCGAAGGTGAGCGCCACAATGCGCTGGATGACGCTCGTTACCAGGCAAAATACGTTTCAGCTATCTGGCAAAAACTGATCCCGAATCAGGCTGATTTTTAATGTTCAACCCCGGTCGTTGCCCACCAGCTATAGTGGCGGCGACCATGATTAGCGAACGACGCTCATGGCAAGACTTATTCTGCTCACTGAGTGGGCAAAAGAGGAATTCAGTGAACCGGTCCCTACTCCGAGTACGTTAAGTAAATACGCTAAAGCCGGAATGATATTTCCTCTCCCCAAAAAAGTTGGAAGACGCTGGCGAGTGGATCCGCAAGCTCGCTTTGTCGGAATGGTAAACAAGCCGGAGGTGATCGCCACAGATCACCCTGCTTTGAAGAGGATACTGGAAGATGGCGCGCCCGCGAAAATATAAAACCGATGTTCCGGGATTATCTCCGTATTTTGACAAAAGAAATAACAAAGTTTACTGGCGTTACAGGCATCCCATAACAGGCAAAAATCACGGTCTCGGCAGTATTGACCAGAAACTGGCAGAAACTATTGCAGCAGAAGCGAACAGCCGTCTTGCCCGGCAGCAAATGGAACAAATGCTCAGTCTGCAGGAGAAAATTATTAGTGATACCGGCGGTTCATCAACCGTTACCATTTTTCTGAATAATTACAGAAAAATTCAACAGGAAAGATATGAAAACGGCGAGATCAAACTCAACACGCTGAAACAGAAAGCGGCCCCTCTCAGGGTATTTGATGAACGTTTTGGCACCAGACCGTTAGATGCCATAACCGTAAAAGATGTGGTATCAGTACTGGAAGAGTACAAGGCCAGAGGACATAACAGAATGGGACAAATTTTCAGGAAAGTACTGATCGATGTTTTCCGGGAAGCTCAGCAAACGGGCGATGTCCCGCCAGGCTTTAACCCTGCAGAATCTGCAAAAAAACCGCAGGTACGGATATCAAGACAGCGACTGACTTTTGATGAGTGGATGATGATTTATAACGCAGCGGAAAAGGATGGTTACTTTTTACAGCGCGGTATGCTGCTGGCACTGATGACAGGCCAGCGCCTTTCAGATATTTGCAAAATGCAATTTTCGGATATCCGGGATGGTTATCTTCATGTCGAACAGCAAAAAACAGGAACCCGGATTGCCATCCCTCTGGCTCTGCGTTGCGATAAATTAAATCTCACCCTGGATGATGTGGTGTCATCCTGCCGCGATTGCGTTCTTAGTCCGTGGCTATTGCACCACCATCACGCGAAAGGGACAGCTAAGCGCGGCGGGATGGTTAAGCCAGCAACATTAACCGTTGCATTTAAAAAAGCCCGGGATTCTGTGGATTACAACTGGCGTGCTAATGGCACCCCACCCTCTTTCCATGAGCAGAGATCTTTATCAGAGCGATTGTTCAGAGAGCAGGGGGTTGATACCAAAATTTTGCTAGGCCATTCGAATCAAAAAATGATCGATATTTACAACGACGCACGCGGTAAGGAATGGAAAAAACTGGTCATTTGATGACCAGTTTTGCAGAGGGGTTTTGCAGAGGTTTTGCAGAGAAAATTAAAAACGATATCCTGCGGAGAACATAAACACCCACGGATCCAGTCGTACCGAGTCTTTCACGGTAGTAACACCAGATTTATACTTAGCCGTGGTATCGATATCCATGTACCACACTGGTAGATTTTACAAAACTCAATAACATATTATATTTAAAGGAAAAATACAGAATTTACGATGCTTTTTTATACAGATCTCTCGTGTTTTTAACTGATTGATTTTGTTGAACTCTTTTTTTGTTTTGCAGGAGTTACTCCTCTTACCTTATTGTCCACTCGATGACCAACACATTCACAACCCAAACCAGAATATCCTATCTATGAAGCATGTATCCGCACGCAGATTAATTATGGTTTACATTGTTCTACCACAATAGTCGCATCCTAAATGGGTGCGGTTGAGGATCACCATCCTTGAAGAGGATGCCCGCCACTTTAACTGCATGACAGGGCTATTTAAACAATCACTAAAAATCGCCCAAGAGCATTCTGTTTCTATAATGTATTCCAAGAGATTAAAAAATAATATCATACGTTATTCGGCAGAGTTCGTATGTACTACGGCGTCCCAACCATGTCCCAAAACAAAAATTTCTGCCCTATACACGTTCCAAAAAATTCAACAGCAAAGAGAGTCTGCTGACGAGTTGTTGATTCACTGATTAATACGTAAAATTGATAACTGCTGGAAATCATACAATACTCGTACTTTCGAAAGTTCGCTAACCAGGTGCTACACGCGAGGTGTTGCAGTTTTCTTTACGATTTATCATTCAATCCTAATCCATGCATGACATGTGGTGCCTGTGGGGTGATCCTACCTACGTAATGTGGACACAGCCCTAATCAAGGTTCTGTTTTTCAAAACAGTTCCGTGCTGAGACAGCCACAAGTACTGTGTCGGCACCACCGATTGTAATCACACTAGATCTAATTAAACACAGCCGTCTGCATTATTTCCCGACTCATAAAATATTAGCCGTAAATGCATTCGACTTTTAGTGAGTGGAAGAAACTTTCCGCCCTAGCATTATCGTAACAGCGCCCCTTTGCACTCATCCTGTCATGCAGGTATGCCGCTTCAGAAGCGCCTGATAATGCGTTGAAATCAGGACGGTGGCTACTTGCTATTCAGTTCACGATACATCCCTTAAGGACCAGCGAATAGCAATGAGTCACTTTATTATCAAGTTTGATGACCGCTTTGATGCTAACTTTTAATAAGAGTCTCTTCACACAAAATCGTGTACCGAGTCTACACTGAATAACAATCACTCCTCACCGTAAAGTGACCGATACTGCAATCAAACTCACACTGCTCTCTGGCCACAAGCATTGATAATGTTATTGGCTCTCTGCTTAGTGGGTGATGCATCCCATCATTAATTATACGAGAAAGAGCCATTTCATCATATAAACTACATACTCTGGAACCTTCAGCATTTCTTAAAAAAACACCTCGTTGAGGAATTGCCAGCGTAATCGGGCACTGTAATGCTTCATCTATGTAAGACATTTCTTCAATATTAACTAAAAATGAACATGAATGTAATCGCCGCTGTAACAATTCAATTCTGTTATCATTACTATGCATAAATTCAGAAATAACCTGCCCCATATATGTACTGAATACATCAAGAAATGAATTGCCTCCATTCAATTGATTTTCAACAGAATCAGCCAATCTAATGATATCGGCTAGTTCTGTATGGCTTAAACCCGAATATAGTTCCCCTTGAACAGGATCTACAATAAAAGCGTCCATAGCACTCTGATAGCGAACAGAAAACGATCATTCTCCTATTGTGAGTCTTTCCATTTGATGATCTCTGGTCGCACGTTGTAAAACTTCAACATCTTGTGTTGACAAGTAATTTCCAGAAGACAAATTAAATGAAAATGGCATAATTTTATCCCTAAAGCATATATCTTACTTTTCGATAATTAACAAAAAGCCATCCTCCACAGCAATACTCCATCAGAATAATTGTAGGATTATTTTAATCTAATTTATAAGCATAAAATATATACTCACTAAATAGCTGCGCAGAATAGTAGATCATTTAGAGGGAACTCAACCCGATTGTGCGATCTGATCAATCGCCAAATCAATACAAATCACCAACCGGACTGAGCAATGTCGATCATACCACCAATTTCCCGTGACGAACGACGCCTAATACAGAAAGCCATCCATAAAAGGCTGACAGCCATGCTGATGCTGCACCGGGGCGACCGTGTCAGCGACGTTGCCCGCACACTATGCTGCGCCCGTTCCTCTGTTGGGCGCTGGATTAACTAGTTCACACAGTCGGGTGTTGAGGGACTGAAATCATTACCTGCCGAGCGAGCCCGCCGCTGGCCGTTTGCGCATATCTACACACTATTACGTGAACAGGTAAAATATTCACTCGCGACTTTGGCTACAATTATTCACGCTGGAGTACAGAACTGCTGACAATAAAAATCAATGAGATAACCGGCTGCCTGTTACATGCTGGAACCATTCGCCGCTGGTTGTCGTCTGTGGGGCTTGTGTGGCGAAGGGCTGCGCCAACTCTACGTATCCGTGCCCCGCCTAAAGATAAAAAGATGGCAACAATCCATAACGCACTGGACGAATGCAGCACAGAGCATCCGGTCTTTTATGAAGATGAAGTATTTATCCATCTTAATCCCAAAATCGGTGCGGACTGGAAACTGCTCGGGAAGCAAAAACGAGGGGTCACGCCGGAACAAAATGAAAAATATTCTCTGGACGTAGCGCTGCACAGCGGGACAGGTTAAGTCAGCTGTGTGGGCGCCAACAGCAAAAGTTCGGCGCTGTTCATCAGACTGCTGAAGCGGCTTAAAGCTACATACTGTCGGACGAAAACCATCACGCTGCTCGAGGACAACTACATTATCCACAAAGGCCGGGAAACCCAGCGCTGGCTGAAGGATAAACCGAAGTGCAGAGTCATTTATCAGCCGGTTTAATCTCCATGGGTGAATCATTTTGAATAGCTATGGCAGATACTTCACGCCACAATAACGCGTAATCATCAGTGCCGCTCAATGTGGCAACTATTGAAAAAGTTCGCCATTTTATGGAATCCGTCAGTCCATTCCCCGAAGGCAAACATGGGCTGGCAAAAATGTGCGATATTAGGCGCAGCTATTTAGTTATTCCGTCATTTCTCCCGCCCGTGTAAACACTACTGAATCTTGTCGTTGTGACAAAGCTATAAATAGTCAATCACAGCACGTTTCTGCGTACGACGCGCTGCAATTTTCTTTACGATTTATAACTGTACAGGTGAACTATGAGTTATTTGGATACATACATATAGTGTAACGCCTGTTGTATATTTTACTCATATCTTTTTACAGGATGAAAACCAATGATACTGGCGCATAGCCTCCTCCAACCTTACCCCTGTATAACACGACTCATATAACCTGGGATTTCATTTCGTAGTTTTACAATATCAACACCCGGGGCGATATGTTTCTGATAAAACTTGTCTGCAAGCACGTTTGCTATGTAATCTGTTGTACTGTTTTTTACAGCTCGGCTCATACCATCGCAAAGAGCATCCATTTTTTTGCCAAAAGAAGCATTTCCTATTATTATATGATTAATAGAACTTTGTGCCGCTTTAACATCAAGAGTTAGTTCAAACTCCTTACTTACAAGAGAAAAGACCATTTTCCTCTCTTCAGAAGAAATTTTTGCATTTTTTTGAAGGCAGCAATTATCAATCTCTTGGTTGATAACCCTTGACGGATATACTGTCCGTTCATCACTTACCCATCCATGAATATCTTTAGTACTCTGCCTGCTTACCGTCTCCAGTATACAGCCGCTAAATTTGTTAACATTAAAGCGGATAGAGCGCTCTCCCATTGAACACTTCACGACCTCATCATTCTTCCCACGGATGGTGCCCCGGAAAGAATTATCTTTATGATAACTGATACCAAAAGAGCTGAAGGACACACCTGTCGCATTTACTGGCATAACAAATCCTTTTCATTAAAATTTGCTTACAAAAATTGTATACAATCATTTTAATTAAAAAAATACATGTGTAAATAGCATTCGTTCAAAATTTAATTTTTTGTTTGAATCCTATCACATATTTAGTATCTTGACTCCTGTCACCAATATGGTTCAATAACATAGACTAAAGAGGGAGAAAATATGCCTGTCATATTAAACTTTTCGAGTGAAAGAGTATTGTCTGAAAGTGAACTGGAGGCTTTACGTCATGTCGGAAGAGTTAGTCAGAGTGAACAGCTTGTTGTGAGAGGCCGCACTATGAGACTTCATCATATTTCATTTATGGACAGTTTTAGCGTGGAACCGGTTTCCGGCGGACTGTTGGATCGCCTTAGTGCAAGAGGGCATCGCCTTCTCGCAGAAAATCTGGAGATACAGCTTAACAGAGGCCATACTTTTTTGCAGGCATTCCGTTTATATATGGAACAGAGCCGTGCAACCCCATGTACGCGCCAAAACGTCAGTAGTGCAATACAAAACAAAATTAACTCTCATGCATTTACTGTTAGTCATCAAGACTTTTCCTGTCATGAACAACACCTGAATTGCCCGATAACATTATGCATTCCTGAAACTGGTGTTTTTGTCAGAAATGCAAAAAACTCAGAAATATGTTCATTATATGACCACAATGCACTCACTGAACTTATCCGACGCAACGCTCCACACCCTCTCAGCCGTGAACCCTTTGTTCCGGAAATGATTGTCAGCAAAGATGAATGCCATTTTAATCTAATAGAACAATATTTTTGCATATTAGCCACACAAAATATATGCACTAGAATTTGACTGTATGGTTCGATTTAAATGTTGCAAAATTAATTTTACTAGTTATTGCCATCTATTTCATACTCCCTAATTCTTGATACAATCTGTCTGTCAAAATAGTAGATTAGATCGAACTTATATTACAGCTATTTAGTTTCTAAAATGGAATTTTTAACGTTTTATACTTCACATTACAATCTGTACCATAAGCCTCCTCAGCGAGGTTGCCTGAATACCCTGTCGTGCCCATTTTTCCATCGGACGCAGTTGTCTGCTCTCTCGAACTACTGGCAATAAAAATCAACCAGACAGCTTGATGTCCGTTACATGCAGGACTAATCACGATTGGTTACCGTTTACAAAACTTGCGTAACATTGGAGGAGAACGAATAATATTCTCTAGCTGGTACGCGTTCCATAGCGAAACGGGCAAGGTCCAACAGCAAGAGCTGAAACTCAGGGGGATTTATCAGTCGATTTATTCGCCATGGATGAATCACGCTGTACGGTTATGGTAGCTCTTAGCGACAAGGCATAATCATCAGTACACCAATGTAACAACCGTTGAAAAAGACTCATTATTTTATGAACCAGCCATCCCATTTCCAGAGTGGTAAATATGATTTGTTAAAGTGTAACAGTACTCTGCGTAGCCTTTTTAGATTCATAGTTTAATGTTTCTAAATACATTAAATTGCACTATAAGAGAAAGACATAATGTGAGGATAAAAATGCCATTTTCAATAAAAAGTATTTTTTCAGGACACACTTGGCATCAACCTGAAATATCTAGGCCTATAGCAGATAAATCATCTACTAAAAATTGTATCTTAGACTCAACAACATGCAATGTAGATGGCTTTACAGTGTTTAACAGAAGATCCTGTAGTTTTGATATGCGTCCTCCCGGAAGCGCAGACAGAACTCCACAACTGAGGTTATCAATATCAGAAGTCGCATGGATGTCAAAAATAATAGAGACAGAGACAAATAATACAAACAAATCATAGCTATTAGCCCAGAAAAGAGTTGGTACACTAGCCATGAATAACTTCCTAACAACTTGATTTTTTAGTTATTTTTTTCTTCATTCTTGAAAAAGGATGCCCCGAAAGGGTTCCAGAGTTCGATTTTCTGCGCTTCTGCAAATAATCAAGGGGTTACAAAGTGGTTGCCCCTTTGTTTTTAGTGCTCTTGGTATACCCATTGGTACATTTAGCGCAATACCATCTGGTATCACTTAAAGACACGAAAAACGTAAGCGTACAGCCTGAACCGTCTGGTCAGAATCTGACGAATTAGACAAAGTGGTGTCCACCAAATAAGTAGTGGGAACCAAAGTATCAGATATGCAGAAAAATGTGACTCCCGGCAGGCGAAAAGGCTGCCCTAATTATCCTCCCGAATTTAAACAGCAGCTCGTTGCTGCCTCCTGTGAACCCGGGATATCCATCTCAAAACTTGCTCTTGAAAATGGCATTAACGCCAATCTGTTGTTCAAATGGCGACAACAATGGCGCGAGGGAAAGCTGCTATTACCTTCTTCAGAGAGCCCCCAGCTACTTCCTGTGACTCTCGATGCAGCTGCCGAACAGCCAGAATCGCTCGCAGAGGACCCGGAAACCCTCAGTATCAGCTGTGAGGTAACGTTCCGGCACGGGACGCTCCGCTTCAATGGCAATGTCAGCGAAAAGCTCCTGACTCTGCTGATACAGGAACTGAAGCGATGATCCCGTTACCTTCCGGGACCAAAATTTGGCTGGTTGCCGGTATCACCGATATGAGAAATGGCTTCAACGGCCTGGCTGCGAAAGTACAAACGGCGCTGAAAGACGATCCCATGTCCGGCCATGTTTTCATTTTCCGGGGCCGCAGCGGCAGTCAGGTTAAACTGCTGTGGTCCACCGGTGACGGACTGTGCCTCCTGACCAAACGGCTGGAGCGTGGGCGCTTCGCCTGGCCGTCAGCCCGTGATGGCAAAGTGTTCCTTACGCAGGCGCAGCTGGCGATGCTGCTGGAAGGTATCGACTGGCGACAGCCTAAGCGGCTGCTGACCTCCCTGACCATGCTGTAAATCTCTTTATCCTGGTTGTCACAGAATAAGCCCGGTAAAATACGGGCTTATGAACGACATCTCTTCTGACGACATCTTCCTGCTGAAACAGCGCCTGGCCGAACAGGAAGCGCTGATCCACGCCCTGCAGGAAAAGCTGAGCAACCGGGAGCGCGAAATAGACCATCTGCAGGCGCAGCTGGATAAACTCCGCCGGATGAACTTCGGCAGTCGTTCCGAAAAAGTCTCCCGCCGTATCGCACAAATGGAAGCCGATCTGAACCGGCTTCAGAAAGAGAGCGATACGCTGACTGGTAGGGTGTATGACCCGGCAGTACAGCGTCCGTTGCGTCAGACCCGCACCCGTAAGCCGTTCCCTGAATCACTACCCCGTGACGAAAAGCGACTGTTGCCTGCGGCGCCGTGCTGCCCGAACTGCGGCGGTTCACTGAGCTATCTGGGCGAGGATACCGCCGAACAGCTGGAGTTGATGCGTAGCGCCTTCCGGGTTATCCGGACGGTACGGGAAAAACATGCCTGTACTCAGTGCGATGCCATCGTGCAGGCACCTGCACCTTCGCGGCCCATCGAGCGGGGTATCGCCGGACCGGGGCTGCTGGCCCGCGTGCTGACCTCGAAGTATGCAGAGCACACCCCGCTGTATCGCCAGTCAGAAATATACGGCCGGCAAGGTGTGGAGCTGAGGCGTTCACTGCTGTCGGGCTGGGTGGATGCATGCTGCCGGCTGCTGTCTCCGCTGGAAGAGGCGCTTCATGGCTATGTCATGACTGACGGCAAACTCCATGCCGATGATACCCCGGTCCAGGTACTGCTGCCGGGTAATAAGAAGACGAAGACCGGGCGGTTGTGGGCGTATGTTCGTGATGACCGCAATGCAGGGTCAGCGTTGGCACCTGCAGTGTGGTTCGCTTACAGCCCGGACAGAAAAGGCATCCATCCGCAGACTCATCTTGCCTGCTTCAGCGGTGTGCTGCAAGCGGATGCGTACGCCGGGTTCAACGAGCTGTATCGCAATGGTGGGATAACGGAAGCTGCCTGCTGGGCTCATGCCCGCCGAAAGATCCACGATGTGCACGTCCGCATCCCGTCAGCACTGACGGAAGAAGCCCTGGAGCAGATCGGTCAGTTGTACGCCATAGAGGCGGATATAAGGGGAATGCCGGCAGAGCAGCGGCTTGCTGAACGTCAGCGAAAAACGAAACCGTTGTTGAAATCCCTGGAAAGCTGGTTGCGTGAAAAGATGAAGACCCTGTCGCGACACTCAGAGTTGGCGAAGGCGTTCGCGTACGCACTTAACCAGTGGCCGGCACTGACGTACTATGCGAACGATGGCTGGGTGGAAATCGACAACAACATCGCTGAAAATGCCCTGCGGGCGGTCAGTCTGGGTCGTAAAAACTTCCTGTTCTTCGGCTCTGATCATGGTGGTGAGCGGGGAGCGCTACTGTACAGCCTGATCGGGACGTGCAAACTGAATGACGTGGATCCAGAAAGCTACCTTCGCCATGTGCTTGGCGTCATAGCAGACTGGCCGGTCAACCGGGTCAGCGAACTGCTTCCGTGGCGCATAGCACTGCCAGCTGAATAACACATCCCCGTCAATACGGCCCTCGCTGTACGCTTACCGAAAAACAACTTTTTATCTTTTTGTTTCGCTCAAATTAGTATAAAAAGCCGAACAACAAACAATAAAAAACCATTAACATCAATAGATTATGATGGCTTCAATCTAAATAATAGGCTATATAATACTGCAAGACACAACACATGCTGTCACTATGAGTCAACTATTTAGATGATATTAGTGACCTGTTTCAGAGCATTAGCGCAAGGCGATTCTTTGTCTTCTTGCACTAATTTTTTATCATAAAAATGTTCCTAGCACTGGGCATCAATATCGCAGGTCAGAAAGAGCTCCTGGGGATGCGGCTGGCCGAAAATGAAGGGGCGAATTTCTGGTTCAATGTGCTGACTGAACTGAAAAACCGCGGTCTGAACGATATCCTCATCGCCTGTGTGTATGGCCTGAAAGAATTCCCGGAGGCCCGCATCCAGTTATGCATCGTGCATATGGTGCGCAACAGCATGCGCTTCGTGTCATGGAAGGAATACAAAGCCGTCACTCGCGACCTGAAAGCGATTAGCCTCCCACAGAAGAGGCAGGCCAGCAGGCACTGGAAGCGTTTGCTGCGGCCTGGGACTGCCGCTATCCGCAGATAAGCCGGTGCTAGCTGTCAAACTGGACTAACTTGGCGACGTTTTTCGCTTATCCGGCAGATATCCGCAAAGTGATCTACACAACGAACGCCATCGAGTCGCTGAACAGTGTGATCCGGCATGCCATCAGGAAACGCAAGGTGTTCCCGACGGACGAGTCAGTAAAAAAAGTGGTGTGGCTGGCAATCCAGGCCGCGTCACAGAAATGGACAATGCCGTTAAGGGACTGGCGAATGGCAATGAGCCGCTTTATTATCGAGTTTGGTGACCGTCTTGACGGTCACTTTTAAGAAAAGGCATTTACACAGAATCCTAAACAGGCTCACAGGCCTCTAATCATCCACATTGTAAAGATCCTTTGTTGTAAGTAAGATCTGGTACCCTAATAATATCAAAAGGATTAAAATCATCACTGCATCCTTCCACGAGGCATTTCATTGCTCGTAGATCACCATATAGCTCTGAAGAGTGATGCGGACATAGCAGATTATAAACTTTACATTTCGAATCTTCTTTGCCTTGTCTACTTTCCTCAATTTTTACTTTCAATGAATGCAGAAAAAAAAGATCCCTGATATAACTATCCCTGTCCTCTATCGTCATTCCCGCCCTCAGCGCTCCGACAACCTCATCAGTATTTTCATTTCTCACCTCAAATACACTATTTCTCTTATCCATCAGCCCACTTACAAAAGCACTTAGCTCTTGAAAAATTTCCTCAAGCTCATTATTATTTCTGGCACATGAATATATAGAGACCATAACATCAAGTTTATCTTGTAATTCAGGAGAAAGAAAGTGATTATGATTAAGCTCACTTACTGATTCCGGAGTCGAAGGGTTACCTCTTCCTGATACATACATCCATGAATAAAGATTTGCTGAAGAACCACTTGTTGGTAACATATCAAAACCCCCTTAACAAATAAATCCATAAATATTATTGCAACTAATATATCTGGATAAAAATATTATATCTTACTTAATACTACACTAATAAGATCCAGCTTTCCTCCGTGATAAGATTGCATGACTTGATGTTCACTCCATGAAATATCAGAAACATTATAAGATGATATATCTATTGGATTAAATTCATTTCTCATACGATCATATAAAACATTTGTTTCTGTTGTATCAACAAAAAGAATTCCTTTTTTCTCCAGTCTGTCAAACATATCGTAAATAGCCTGTTCAGCTTGTGCTGGTAATGATGGAATATCCAAAAGAGATTCCCCATTTATTTTATTCATTCTAATACCAATAACATTTCCATTATCATTATATATTTTCTCTGCACTCCCGGAACCATAATACTGATTGAAACAACGAACTTCGCTTGTCACCTCTTCATGGCTTTGAGATATAGTAAACATCTTCAACACTTTTGTTGTATCTTCCATATCTTCATACACGACAGCATTACCACCTTTACCAATAACATTACCTGGCACGGGTGATTTATTGTTGCTAACCCTCGGCAACTCTGATTGAGTATAATCCGCTGGAGGTAACTCCGGCTGCGCATAATCCACTGGAGGTAAATCAGGTCTGTTCGAATGAACAGAGCCTCTTTCTATAGTCGTGCTCACTGGCGATGTATTCAGCATAGCCTCAATTTTTCTGCTAATCTCTCCCTTAGGCCATCCCAACCTGTGCAACAGATTAGTAAAACAACCACTATGACTTTCTCTTGTAACGCAAAACTTATTATCAGTGACCACAACACGATATGTTCTGTTGCCAACCGTTACTTGCGTCCCGCTATCAGAGTGAACAGCAGCATCCCTTACAGAGGATAAAACACGATTATCAGGCGAAGTCAGGTTTCTGGTTAAAGAATTCCATGAACATCCCAAATTTATAGAAGAGGGCGATAACATACATTTCAACCTTCAAAATAAACCTATCTAATTATTCCTAACAGACATCCCCCATACATGACAACAAAAACCGGAGCCGGACTCCGGTTTTTGTGAAGCTATCGGGTTACTTCATTTCGCCAATATTTTCCCACTTCCCGTCAGCACGCAGGATTTGCAGCGGTCTTACTACACACTGACCCGAGGACGAAAAAAGAGTTCGGGCTGGGAAGAGACAGAAGAGTAGCAATTTCAGAAGCATTCACACCAACATTGAGCTTTTCAGCGAAAGTGGGCACGAATCATTGCTGGACAGGGTTAAAGGCACTGACTCAATCACTCTTCATACGTGGCTTGATCGATATGAAACAATCCTCAGCTAGAGGGGGAGCAAGCCGAAAACATTACTCGACTACGCCAGCAAAATCAGGGCAATTCGAAGAAAATTGCCGGACAAACCGCTCACTGACATATCAACGAAAGAGGTGGCAGCAATGCTAAACACCTACGTCGCAGAAGGTAAAGCGGTTTCCGCAAGAGTAATCAGGTCAACCCTTGTTGACGTTTTTCGAGGGGCAATAGCCGAGGGGCATGTGGCAACGAATCCAGTAACAACAACCCGTGCAGCAAAGTCAGAAGTAAGGCGCTCAAGGCTGACAGCTAATGAGTATGTCGCTATTTACCATGCTGCTGAGCACCTCCCCATCTGGCTGAGGCTGTCAATGGATTTAGCTGTCGTTACAGGGCAGAGAGTGGGCGATTTGTGCAGAATGAAGTGGTCAGACATAAACGATGGTCATCTTCACATTGGACAGAGTAAAACAGGAGCCAAAATTGCCATTCCGCTGGCTCTAACCATTGACGCACTCGACATCTCACTGGTTGATACACTACAGAAATGCAGGGAGGCCAGCAGCAGTGAAACAATAATCGCATCAACCTATCACGAACCACTTTCTCCAGCCACAGTATCACGGTATTTAACAAAGGCGCGAAATGCATCCGGGATCTCGTTTGATGGAGACCCACCGACATTTCATGAACTACGTAGTCTGTCCGCGAGGCTATATCGGAACCAGATTGGCTACAAGTTTGCACAACGTCTTCTTGGACATAAATCTGATTCAATGGCGGCGCATTATAGGGACAGTCGCGGGCGGGAGTGGGACAAAATTGAAATCGGATAATGATTTTATTTTGACCAATAATGACTTACCAGATTTAACAACTTGATATTTAATAAGATTTTTGAACGAACAACTTCCATGTCAGAAGGAGGATAAAATCACAAAAACACATTAAAAATCATTATGTTATTTATACAATTGATTAAATGATAGACTGCAAAACGCGACAAAACACTACATTTAGAGTCACAATTAATCAATGAGTTAGATGTGATTAGTGACCTGAGACAGAGCATTAGCGCAAGGTGATTTTTTGTCCTCTTGCGCTAATTTTTTGTCATCAAACATACAGCCAATCAGAAGAGCATAAAGCTGCCAAGCATTATATGTCTTAGTTTTATGCTCATTTTCATTAAAAAAATATATAATAAGACTAATATCAGTATAAAATATTTATAACACTTAGAGTAAAAATGTAATCAGCTTATACAACCAACAATAATTTAAACTATAAAAAACAATAACAGAAACATTTATAATTTATTTTAAGTGTTCAAGCGATAAACTGGTAAATTTAACAACTTAATTTTGAGATCTAAGTCACATCAATCAAGCATTCAAACAGTTATATATTAAAGCTGTCCACATCGGATATGTGACACTAATAGTATCAATGGATTGATATTATTAATGGATATAAACATGTAATAAGGATTTATTATGAACATTCAACCGACCATACAATCTGGAATCACCTCACAAAACAATCAACATCATCAAACAGAACAAATACCCTCTACACAAATACCGCAATCCGAATTACCTCTAGGATGCCAAGCTGGATTTGTTGTTAATATTCCAGATGATATACAGCAACATGCACCGGAATGCGGTGAAACAACAGCTCTACTGAGCTTGATAAAAGATAAAGGTCTGCTCTCAGGGCTAGACGAATATATAGCTCCTCACCTTGAAGAAGGATCCATAGGAAAAAAAACATTGGATATGTTTGGTTTATTCAATGTTACCCAAATGGCATTAGAGATACCTAGTTCCGTTTCAGGCATCTCTGGTAAATATGGTGTCCAGCTAAACATTGTAAAACCAGATATTCATCCTACATCAGGTAATTATTTTTTACAGATATTCCCTCTGCATGATGAAATAGGTTTTAATTTTAAAGACCTTCCTGGCCCGTTAAAAAATGCATTAAGCAACAGTAATATATCAACCACTGCAGTGTCGACTATTGCATCGACTGGAACATCAGCCACTACTTCGACGGTAACCACCGAGCCAAAAGACCCAATACCATGGTTTGGATTAACAGCTCAAGTGGTTCGTAATCATGGTGTAGAACTTCCTATAGTCAAAACTGAAAATGGATGGAAGCTTGTTGGAGAAACACCACTTACTCCTGATGGGCCGAAAGCAAATTACACGGAGGAGTGGGTTATCAGACCGGGAGAAGCAGATTTTAAATATGGTGCATCTCCATTACAGGCAACTCTAGGGCTGGAGTTTGGCGCACATTTCAAGTGGGATTTAGATAACCCTAATACTAAATATGCCGTTCTTACCAATGCTGCCGCAAATGCGCTTGGTGCTTTAGGGGGATTTGCAGTATCCAGATTTGCTAGTACAGATCCAATGTTAAGTCCTCATATCGGTGCAATGGTTGGGCAAGCAGCAGGGCATGCCATACAGTATAATACCCCTGGATTAAAGCCAGACACTATTTTATGGTGGGCTGGTGCGACACTGGGGGCTGCCGATTTAAACAAGGCCGAGTTTGAAGTAGCTAGATTCACTGACTATCCTCGTATATGGTGGCACGCAAGAGAAGGAGCTATTTTCCCCAATAAAGCAGATATTGAACATGCCACAGGTGCTGATATACGCGCAATGGAAGAAGGTATCCCTGTTGGACAGCGGCATCCAAATCCAGAGGATGTGGTAATCGATATCGAAAGCAATGGCTTACCACATCATAATCCATCAAATCATGTTGATATCTTTGATATAATCCAAGAAACAAGAGTCTAAGCTTTAACTTGTTTATTTTAAAATAATAGCTGAAATGGATGGCAGCTATTATTAATAAGGATTAATATATTTTTTCTAAAATACCCCACAAAATAAACACATCATAAAAATTCTAAATACACACACCTAATCTCAAAAAAAACAAACTTACTATTTGACTTGGATTATGTTTTTAATCCAATATTTTCCGACAACATCTCCACAGAAAAATGCATTTACATAAAGACGCCTTCAAGTCATCTGAAACCTGCCAACCACAGACACCTTCTTATATTCTGGATGTCTGCGGCGTTTTTTTACAAATTACTGACAGCCAATACTCTCTCAGAGAAAAATATTTTAACTATCTTTTATAATGAAGTTTCCCTTGATAGGATCATAAACACATTTATCAGGACTTATAATCATTGATGCCGTTATTGGTTCTCGGGTCAGTGGATGATATGAGCCTTCACTAGCTAAACGAGAAAATGCATCAAAATCAAATAAGCAGCATACTGCCGAACTATCTGAATTTTTGACAAACACTCCTTCTTCGGGTCTCTCTAGTGTAATTGGACACTGAATAGACTCTGGCGGGCACTGGAAATTTCCTGAACTAACAGGAAACTTACATTGAGATATTTTGTCCTGAATACTCTCTTGCGATTGTGCTTCACCTGAGTCCGAAAGCATACTGAGCATCCTATCGCGAAGAGCTTCAGGGCCGTTATTAAACCCATAAAGGAATAACTCAGTAAGCAATCCCCCACTACTGCCGCTGGATAGAAAACGCCCATCGGTTTCATTAAATACAATGCTGACAGTCTCATTACCTAATGTAAACTCCCCTCGACCGCTAGATGCTACTTGAGCTCGAAGGACATTCAATCCATTAAAAATGAGCTTGATCTAATCTCCGAATTTAACGGCATTATAAAACTCCCTATTTTAATTTAAACTCCAGACTTAAATAGCTTTAACAAACATCTGCCTTACATGACAACAAAAACCGGAGCCGGACTCCGGTTTTGTGAAGCTGTCGGGTTACTTCATCCCGCCAATATTTTCCCACGTCCCGTCAGCACGCAGGATTTGCAGCGGTCTTACCACGCACTGTATCTGCTTTTTATCCGCATCCAGTATCACCACCTGCGTGATTACCCTGTCCTGCTCCGGAATAATACCATTCTCATCGGACTCCAGGATGTCTGCCGGCCCCAGACGCAGTTGTGCTGTAAGTAACTCCCCGTCTTCACGGTCATCATGCTTTCCGTGCCCGCACAGACGCTGCATAAGTTTTTTTAGTATGTTCATGTCATTCTCCTGTTCTGCCTGTATCACTGCCCACTTCATCAAGCCCCTTAACATCCTGCCACGGCCCGTCACCAAACCTGACCTGCAAATGCTGAAAAAAACCCTGAACCCGTGTGGTATCTTTGGGGGCAAGAAAGGTCAGTCCGGTGATGAGCGCACCATCTGTACCCGGGAACCAGCCATGGCTGTTTGTCTCAATAATGCTCGCCGGCCCCAGACGAAAACGGATTTGTGTCTCCCCCGGGTCGCCCTTCGGTCCCTGAGGTCCGGTTGCCCCCACCGGGCCAGCCGCACCTGTTTCTCCTTTCGGTCCCTGTGGGCCTGCCGGGCCTGCTGCCCCGGTGTCTCCCTTTGGACCCTGTGGACCTGCATTTCCCGTCAGACCGGTCTCTCCCCGCTCTCCCCTGTCACCTTTCGGCCCCTGCGGGCCTGCCGGACCAGCATCACCTGCCGGTCCCCGTTCGCCGGTTGCCCCTGCCGGGCCGGTGTCTCCACGCTCTCCTTTATCTCCCTTCGGCCCCTGAGGACCCGCGGGCCCCGGTTCCCCCTTTGGCCCGGGAGGCCCCACCACGGTGGGGATTCGGTTTACGGCTTCTTCCGCCGCTATCCTGCTTTGTTCCGCTGACTGTGCGCTTTCTGCTGACTCCCGGGCTTTTTCTGCTGCGGTCGTTGCATCCCTGGCTGCATTACCGGCTGCACTTTCTGCCGTCTTTTTTGACAACTCAGCATCTGTTGCACTTTGTAATGACTCACTGGCTTTTTGAGCGGCCGCAGAGGCCGAGGACGAGGACGCCTCCTCTGACTGCTTTGCAGCGGCTGCACTTTCTGCCGCCTGCCGGGCTGACTCCGATGCATCCCCTGCTGAAGTGTCAGCATTTGCAGCGTTCTCTTCTGCCTGACTGGCTGATATGCCGGCATTCCTCGCGGACGTCTCCGCCTCTCCGGCATTCTTCTTCGCCTCCTCAGCGTGACGCGCCGCTTCTTCCACCATCAGTTCAAAACGACGCAGTGCCTCCGGCCGGACGTCATCCTCCGACATGGCACCGAGAAAATCATTCAGCGTACCGGGTTGAGAATCTTCATACACGGTGATGGTCCCGGCATGTGACGGAGGAAATCCCTCCACCAACAGAATGACGCTGTACTGACCGTACTCAACATCCATGCTGTAACGTCCGGCTTCATCCGGATTTTCAGAGGCCACCGTGTTCACCACCACCGTGCTGCTGGTTCGTCTGGCCTTCAGCACAATGGTGCAGTTCTGTACTGGTTTTCCTGTGCCATCTTTAAGCACGCCAGAAATTTTTACTGTCATACTTTTCCACCAATAAAAAAAGCCCGCAGCAGTGACGCCACGGGCTTCAGGACAGTGTAACTTTACGTTTCCTCAAACGCAGTTCACCCCATAAGGTGGATGAACCTGCGTATCATAACAATATTTACAGAAGATAAATCGGCGTCTGTTGTCAGAAACGGTATCCGATACCAACAATAAATGCATCCGATCGCCAGTCGCCACTACCGGAACCTTCATAAGCAAGGTCAATGGTCACGGATTCGGTCGGGTTAAACTGCACGCCAGCCCCCCACGCCAGAGACGTGTTGCTGTGGCGACCGTCATCACTTCCGGTCAGCACATCGTGCGTTTTCCCCTTGTTGTCAGTTACGCGGAGATAATCCCCGTAGAAAGTCGACACACGGCTGTAAGCCACACCCGCCATCGCATACGCGCTGAACCATTCATTCACGCGTACAGACGGCCCCGCCATCACGCTGAACCAGCGGTTACGCACGGAATCTTCATGCCAGCGGGTATCGCTGTAGCGCGTTTTTTGCTCATCCTCAGCATTGGCATAACTGAAGGACGTAATCAGCCCCAGCGCGTCCATAAACTCATAACGGTATTTCACGTTAATCCCGTTCAGATCATCACTACCGGGAACGTTCGTCGAGGCATGGAGATACCCCGCGCTCAGCGTGGACTGATGTTCTGCTGCACTCGCTGGCGTAGCAGCGGCGACCTGCCAGACTACTGCGGACAAAATAACAGCACATAATTTACGCATAATTACCTCTCGCTTTTCTGCAATAAAAAAGGCGCCATTTCTGGCGCCCGTATCTGGGTTATAAAATTCAGCTAATCGTGATGCCTGCAGTGGCTTTCTTCATCACCACAACCAGCAAATCGCTGATACTTGCTGTGGGATACCAGTTATTTACCAGCCATGCTGACACCGAAAACTCCAGTGTCATGTGACCGTGACCGGCAGGCATATCAATAACACCACTGTAAATCAGCGTATTATCCAGCGCGGTACGGTTATAAATTTCAGCACCGTTTTTCCGCACTATCAGACGGCATGAGGAGTAAATATCAGTATGCTCTTTCTCATGTTTAGCGCCGCTGAATGCCACCGCCGGAATAACAATCTGCCGGTCAAACGGCTGATCGTCATAAACCCTGACGGTAATGGTTCCTGATGGCCACCGCTCCGGTGCACGGGAGTCCCGGGGGAAAGCTTTGCCCACTGTTTTAACGAGATCGCCTTCAATCTGGTTCGCGGACAATTTTCCCAGAACCCGACAGTTCTCGTTAATCGTGACGTTGTTGAGCGTCCCGGAGTTCGCATTCACGTTACCGCTGATATCGGCATTTTTCGCCGTCAGCCGCCCGTCCGGTGTCAGGGAAAATGCCGGAGGATTACCGCCGCTGGTAATGGTGGGAGCCGTCAGATATTTCAGGAACACTTCATTCATGAATATCTGATCGCCCTGACCAACAAACATCGGCTTTGTGTTGCCATTCGCAGGATTAATCATCGCAATCCTGTCTGCCGCCAGCAGCACCTGACTCTGCATGCCGTCAGAGGTGTTCTCAATACCGGCACCGATACCCGCAATATAAAGGCGTCCGTCCTGCATCTGCTGCAGCTTCACTGCCCACATGCTGTTCAGGTTATTATTTGTATCAACCTGAACCTTCTGTATCTGCTGGATCGCTGCACTCTGGTCTTCCAGTTTCTTATTGACGGTCTGCGTGATTTCATTACTGACATCCGTGATGGACGTTCTGATTTCCGCCAGGTCAGGCGCAAGCTGACCGTTATCAATCTGAGTCCACAACTCCTGAGCCAGATGGGTTTTCCCTATCTCTCCTTTGAAAAAATCCAGATAGCCGGATGCATCATCACTCGGCTGGCCAACAGCCTCCACAAATGCCGATTTGCCAACGGTGTTCACACTGCGGATATAAAAGTAATAATCATGGCCCGGTTTGATATTGATACTGGCGGCTATCCAGTACAGCCCCGTGCCAAGGTAGCGGGCTGTGGTTTCAACCTGCCTGATATCGGTAATCCGCGTTTCCGAAAACCAGAACTCAAACTGTACCGTCGGGTCATACACCGCAAGACGCGGGACCGCTGTTATCTGAAAATAGCCCGGTGTCAGCTCAATCTGTGACGGCGCTGCCGGTGCGGCAATCCGGAACGATACCGACGCCGGATCGCCCTGCTGCCCCCACGCATTTACCGCCCGGACTGTCAGCCTGTAGTTCCCCGGCGCCAGTTGCGTGAAGCGGTATGTGGTTTCCGTCGTCCGGGCCGTGCTGACCAGCCGCTCACTGCCGTCATCCGCGGCCACGGTCAGGCGAAGCATAAAGCTCACGCCCTTCACCACCTTCGGCGTGTCCCATTTCGCCTGCGCCAGATACTGACCGTCAGCTGCGCTCACCTCCACCGTCAGGTGCTGCACTGCCGGAGGGATGACGCTGTTCAGGGTGCCTGACTGCGGCTCAAAGCGGGCACCGTTATCCACGATGGCTTCTTTTTCCGGTACGTGCTGCACCGCCGTGATGGCAAAGGTGCCGTCCGTGTTTTCCCGGACGGAGACACAGCGGAACAGGCGACGGCGCAGTGACGGCAGGGAGAGCCCCCACACACCGTATGTCTCCACGCCATCCGGCAGGGTGCTGACCTGTATCCGGTCCGGCGCGGGGTGTGCAGTGATGGCCACGCTCACCGGCTTACCGCTGCCGTTAATCAGGTTCACCGTGGCGGCACCGGTCTCCGGCAGGGTCACCTCACGGTCCAGTGTCAGGGTGCGGCTGGCGGCATCGATGGACAGGATACGTCCGCCGGTCATGGTCCCGGCATAGTCGTTATCACAGATTTCAATAATGTCACCGGGTGTGTGACGCAGCCCCTGTGACCCGAGCGTGAAATCCACCGTCTGCGTTTCCAGCAGTCCGGTCTTTATCACCCACAGCCCGGCACGGTGGGCCTGACCGCGACTGGTGCAGCCGAACGCATCCATCTTCAGCAGGTTGCGCCCGTAGCGCAGTATGGCTTCCGGGTCTTCCACCAGTTCCGTGGAGGTCTGCCAGCCGTTCTGCGGGTCGGTGTAATTCACCTCCACCGCCGTGTGGCGGTCCTTCAGGGCGCTGAAGCTGTAGCGAAACCCCACGCCGTTATCATCCACCACCACATCACTGCTGGTGTAGGCCACACCACATCTGACGGACGGTCCTGCACAAACGTCAGCGTCTGCCCGTTCCATACCGGCATACAGCGCATCGCCGAGCAGAAATCACTGAGAACGTCCCACGCCTTACGCTGTTGTGACAGGTACGCATTGAAAGTCATCCGCGGCTCTGTGCCCCCGAAACCATCCGGGACCGTCTGGTCGCAGTACTGCGCAATGGCATACAGCGCCCACTTGTCCACATCCGCCGCCCCCAGGCGTTTTCCCATGCCGTAGCGCGGGTGAGTCAGCATGTCCCACAGGCACCAGGCCGGGTTGTTGCTGTATGCCGGTTTCAGGCTGCCGTCCCAGATGCCGCTGTACGTGCGTTTTTCCGGGTCATAGTTTGACGGCACCTGGATGATGCGACCGCGGATATGGTAGTTCACCGTCATCTGCTGACCGCCAAACTGCTCCGCATCCACCTGCAGCCCCACAATGGCCGTGTTCGGGTAGCACTGTTTCACATCGATGATTTCGGTGTATGACGACCACAGCGTTCTGTTCTGCAGCTGGTCCGTGGTGCTGTCCGCCGTCTCCCTGACCATCCGGATGTTAAAGGGCCGGGGCGGCAGATTATCCAGAATCACCGACGCCAGGAACTGCGAGGTGGTCTTGCCGTTAATGGTGACATCCTTTTCCGTCACCCAGTTACCGTTACGCTGCAACTGAATCAGCAGTCGGACAGAAGAGTGATTACGGTCGCCCTTTGAGGTGGTCTCCAACAGTGACTGCACCCCGAAGGTGACCCGCAGGCGGTCAATGTTCGCGGACGTAATGGTGCGCGTCACCGGCTTTGCCTTCGTCACTTCCACGCCCAGTGCGGTTTCCGCCCCGGAGGACTCAAAGCCTTCAGGTGGTGTCTGCTCCTGCTCCCCGGCGCGCCAGACCGCTGTCACACCATGTATCACAGGATTACCGTCCGTGTCCGTCAGCGGGGTTTTGTTCACCAGGATACTCTGCAGCCCCTTCACCGGACCTTCAATCGGCCCTTCACCAATGGCATCAATCACGCTCATCATCTGCGTGGACTTAAGATTGTCCTTTGCCTCTACCGGCGTGTGCGCCTTGCCGCCACCTTTGCCCATTGTCTCACCCTTTACTGTGATAACTGTTACGCACAAAAACAACAGGCATCCCGGAGGATGCCTGTATCATGACTGAATAAAACTTCTGAATATCTTCACATTTTCACAAACTGACTGTGGTGCTAATAATTTCTCTGCGTTAATGTTTTTTTGCCCGAGCACCAGAAACAAAAATAACTCCTTAACGTTAATCTTTGTCTGTCCCCGCAACTCTGCGGGATTTTTTTATTCTTTTTACCTCTGCCGCCCGATAACCACGACCGCCCGCCACAAAATTCACCGCATCCAGAAAACGGGCATACACCCGGCGGCGGACCACCGTGGCCCCCACCAGGCTCTGCAGGTCCTCCGCCATTCCGGTGACCAGACCGAACAGATTGGACACCGTCAGTGACGGGCGGGCACTGCTGCCCTTCCCGTTCATCTCAAAACCGCTGCCGTCAATCGGGTATGCCTGATATTCCCGCCCCTGCCAGGTGACCGCCTCCCCTTTTTCATTCAGCTCATTACAGAAAAAATACCGCTCACCGCCCTGCACCGTCAGGTCAATTTCCCAGAGCACCACCCGCGGTGACTGCTCTGATTTAACCGACTCGTTCAGACTTTCTTCATGAATGTCCTGCATCAGTTCACCACCTGCTCAATCGTACAGCTGAAATCACTGTACCGGGCGTTATCCGTGACGCTCCACTCCCGGCACACAACCCTCACCGTCCGGTTATGTTTCGGCGGTCGCCACAAAAAGGCACGGTAACCACCATGCCAGGATAAAAATTCATCCAGCCAGCGCCGGGTTGACTCATCCGTCACCCGGAACACCGCCTGAAACGTCTTCAGTTGAGGATTCAGCCCTGTGGGGCGGCGCTGTTCATAACCGTCACCAAACCGCACCCTCACCACCGACGGCTTCTCACTCACCTGCATCCCTTCACGCGGGACCAGATGCAGCGTTTTTATCTCAGCCACTCAGCATTCCTCCGTCACGTCGCATGGACAGCATCACCGCCTGCACCCGCTGGTCAATCAGCTGCACAAGACTGCCTGCCGCCTCCGGCCCTATCTGTCCGTTAGCCCCGTCATTCTGAATGGCGATGTGGTAGACCGGGGAATACACCAGACCAGCACTGCCGTTCATACTGCCCACGGCGCGTACGCCCAGCGAGCCATCCGCCGCCCGGGTCAGGGGCATAATAGCTTCAGGTCCGGCTTCCCCCATCAGCCCGGCCCCTTTTGCAAACGCAAAGTACGTGGGCGTGTCCACAATGCTGTTGCTGTACGCGCTCAGGTTTGCCGAGGTATACACGCCGCCTTTTGCATTGGCCACCGCTCCGCCCAGCCAGTCACCAATGCTGCCGAGAAATCCTCCCGCACCGGACATACCGTTTGCCGCCGTCTTAATTCCGTTGACAATCGCGGCATTCATAAGAACTTTTGATATTTCCTGCAGCACTGATGAGGCCCAGCTGCGCCATTCCACTTTATTTCCGTTCAGCATCTCCGTGATGTTATTCACCATCCCTGAGATACCCTCCGTCGCCAGCTGTGCTGCCTGTGAGGCGTAATCGGACGCATTATCCACCCAGTTACTGAATCCCTCCTGCAGCCCTTTCTGCCAGTCCGCACGCTGCACATCCGATTCGGCATAAAAGACTGCCTGGTCCTTAAGGCGTTCGCTCAGATACTGCGCGTTCTGTGCCAGAGCCTGTCTGTAAAAATCCTCACTGATATCCCCGGTCTGATACTGAGACTGAAGGTCCGCATCCTTCTGGCGGAAGCTGTCGCGGATCTGCTGCAACTCCCGCATGCGTTCTCTGGCTCGCTCCCCCTGCCCGTACCCCAGCAGTTCAGCATCATTCGACGCACGCGCAGCCGCATTCTCATTCTTCAGTGTCTCTTCCCGGGATCGCAACTGTTCCCGGATTTTTTGCTGGTCAATCAGGGTCGCGTTACGCAGCAGTTCCTGCTTCTGCATCTCCGTCAGGGTTTTCAGTTCACCCAGCGCTGTCTGGTATTTCAGCTTCGCCAGCTCTGTATTCTGCCCCACCAGTGCCAGTTGCTCTTTCTGCTGCTTCAGCAGCCGGGAAAAACTGTCTTCCGCTTTTTCCGTCTCTGATTTTCCACCCCGGGATTTGGGTTTATTCGCCTCGTTATTGCGCCAGGCTTCCAGGGCATTACTGATATAACGTTGTCTCGCCTCCTGATACGGATCACCCACAAAACCGAGGTCATCCGCCGCATACCCCAGTCGGACACGCTCTTTTTCTTCCCCTTTCAGTCTGGACAGGGCCAGCTCACGCTCTGTTTTTGTCAGGGCACTCTGCTGTTTATCATCCAGGGTGGCCTGCGGCAGCCGTAACGGTACATTCACCAGTCCCTGACGCTGCTGAAGCAGTTCATTCCCCAGCCCCAGCAGACGGTTGAATTCCGTATGCTGACCGTTCATAACCAGCATGGACTGGTACACCTTATTCTGCTCTGCCGCCTGCTGACGAATTAACGCCACACGACGGTCTTCCAGCCCGGCAAGCACATCCTGAATGGACTGCGCTTTTTCCTGCAGGGATTTCACCCGACTGGCCTGTTCATCAATCAGCCGGTTCTGCTCTGTCAGCGCCGCCCGTGTTCGTCCTTCATTATCTGAGGCTTCAGGCAAAGACATTGACGGCGTTTTATGCGCGATTTCATCTATCGTCAGTGCATACTGGCGCGCAGACTCCCTGGCCTGCTCCTGATTCTGGTACAGCGTGTACCATGCTGCAGCCCCCAGCATCACCAGTCCGGGTACGCCACCAACCAGCCCCAGCGCACCGCTCATCAGACGTGAGCCCACCGCCGTTGTACTGTTCAGCGCATTCTGGGCGGCGCTTCTGGCAGCAATATTTCTGTTCAGGCGTTCCTGTGTGGCCGCCAGACGGGCCTCTGCAGCAATCTGCATCTCCGTCCCGCGGGCTGCCGCCACGGCCTGCTGAGCACGGTACACGGCTGCCCTTGCCCGCGCCGTGGCAATCTGCGTTCCCCTGAACTGTGCTTCCGCCAGTGCAACTTCATTACGTGCAGCCGTCACAAGTCCTGCCGTGGCAGACATCGCTCCGGAGGCCATATTGCCAAAGTACCGGGCAACCCCGACGGCAACCAGCGCGCCCACGGCTGTTGCCACATTATCAATCTGTCCGGCAACACCGTTCAGCATGCCGGAGAGCGTTTTTGTCACCCCGCTGGCCTCATTCGCACCGCCCACCCAGGCCATAAAGGCGTTTTCCACCTTTGTGATACTACTGGAAACCGTTTCCGGCATGGCCGCATATTCATCACGTAATATCCCCAGCTGGCTGATTAACGCGGGGACCACTTTATCCGCTGTCAGTTTTCCGTCATCCGCCATTGCCTTCAGATCTTTACGGGCCACGCCCATACCCGCAGCCAGTGCACGTACGATCCGGTCACCACTTTCATTGACCGAATTAAACTCCTCACCACGCAATACACCCTGCGCCAGCGCCTGACTGAACTGGGTGATCACCGAGCCCGCCTCTGCCGTACTGGCACCGGAGATTTTCAGCCCTGTCGAAATGGCCTCCGTCACCTTCAGTACATCACCGGCACTGTAACCATATTCACGCATCGAGGCAGCCGAACGGGCAAACAGGGCCGCATTATCCGAAAATGCCGTGCCTGTCCGCTGGCTGATATCCATCAGCACTTTCTGTGATGACGCAAATTCATCGGATGACTGTGATGCCTGTTTCAGACGGGCATTTACGGAACTCCACTCATCCGCCAGTGAAATCAGGTGTCCGGAGGCAAAGGCACCGGCAAATGC